AAGACTCGCGCTCTAAAGGCAGAGTACACCACTGAGCTTGCTCAGGACCTCAAGGCTGTTCACGGACTTGACGCTGAAACCGAACTCGCCAACATCCTCAGCACTGAAATTCTTGCTGAAATGAACCGCGAGCTTATCCGCAACATTTATCATGTTGCCAAGCTAGGTGCACAGCAGAGCGATCTTCGTTCAAAGGATCAGTCTGGTACTGGTGGTGCATATGACCTCGCTCTCGACTCAGACGGTCGTTGGAGCGCAGAACGCTTCCGTGGCCTCATGTTCCAGATTGAACGTGAAGCTAATGTAATCGCTAAGGATACTCGTCGCGGTAAGGGTAACTTCATCGTCTGCTCATCAGACGTTGCTTCAGCCCTCACCATGGGTGGCTTCCTCCAGTTGACCCCAGCTCCTGCTACCCAGCTTGAAGTTGACGATACCGGAAACACCTTCGCTGGTATTCTAGCTGGTAAGATGCGCGTTTACATCGACCCCTACAGCAGCGCAACCCAGAACTTCGTCTGCGTTGGCTATAGAGGCGCAAGCCCCTACGACGCTGGTCTCTTCTACTGCCCATACGTTCCACTCCAGATGGTTCGTGCAGTCGATCCTGATACCTTCCAGCCCAAGATTGGCTTCAAGACCCGCTACGGCATGGTCCAGAATCCATTCGTCCGCGACGCTGGTTCGCCACTTGGTGCAACCATGACCGAAGGTAAGAATCAGTACTATAGACTCTTCGCAGTCACCAACCTCCACGGTAACACTGGTAACTGATAAGTTTCTATAAAAGGAAATGAGAAGGGAGAGGAGAAATCCTCTCCCTTTTTCATTATACATACATTATGGCGCAAGCTGATTATCCAGTTAATATTAGTCAACTTAATAGGAATTTTTATACCTTTAAGTTGTCTAGAATTCCTACAACAACTTTCTTTTTACAGAAAGTATCGTTGCCCGGTATTATATCTCCAAATTTTGATCAGCCAACCACATTAGGTGTTCCAGTAAAAAGACCACTTGGAACTTATAATTTTGCAAATCTTGATATTGAATTCATTGTAGATGAAAACATGACTAACTGGTTGGAGATTTATAGATGGATGAGAAATATTGGTAATCTTGATTCAGATTGTACTTATAATATTCCTGAAAATAAATTTACATCAACCGGAACTCTTATTATTCAGAAGAGTTCTTATACAGCAAATATTACTGCTACCTTCTTTGACATATTCCCCATATCATTAGGTGGCATTGGTTTTGATACAACCCTGCCTGCATCCGAGCCAGCAAGAGTAAGTGCTAGTTTTGCCTATACATACTACAGCTTTAATCCCGATCCGGGAAATACTACTTTAGATTGATTTTATTTGTATTTGTGTATACTTAAATTATGAATTTCGATGAACTTAAAGAACAGGTCGAAAAAGACCTCAAGATTGATATTACCGAATTGGCCCAAGAATCTGTAATAACACCACAGATTCATAATAAGTATTTGCTCTTTTTCAAGAAATATAAAGAAGAACTTTCTATGGAAGAAAGAACCATGAAAGTATTAAGAAAATATAAATGGCTTTACTACATGGGCAAATTGAGCAGAGAAGAATTAGAAAAGCTTAAATGGGAACCATTTGAACTCAATATTCTCAAGACAGATGTAGATAAGTTCATTGAAGCTGATGATGACATTATCAACCTTGAAGGGAAGATCGCAGAAAAGAAAGAAATGGTAAATTATCTTGATGGAGTCATTAAGATTGTAAATGGTCGCCAATGGAATATTAGATCGGCAATTGATTGGATTAAATTCACTAATGGACAATGAGATTAAAATAGAAGCTGTTGATGATGCATTCATCAAGATACGATGTCCAAAAGACATCGCTAAAGAGCTTAATACCTATTTTACATTCACAGTCCCAAATCACAAATACAATCCATCATTTAGAAAGAGATTATGGGATGGTAAGATTCGTCTTTATAACCTTGCTAGTCAGAGAATTTACAAAGGAATGCTTCCTTATGTTAAGAAATTCTTCGATGATCGACATTATTCATACAAGAATGAAATCAATGAAGAAACTTCTTACATTGAAGAAGAACACATTCGTAAATTCATAACAGATTATCTCAAGGTATCAAGTGGTGGAAAAATTATTACTCCACATGATTATCAAATCAATGCAGTAACACACGGAATCAGGAATAAAAGAGCATTACTTCTTTCTCCCACTGGTTCAGGCAAATCGTTGATAATTTATTCTTTGATTCGTTATTTTATCGACAATATGCCAAAGGATAAAAGTATTCTCATTGTTGTACCGACAACAAGTCTAGTTGCTCAGTTATACAACGACTTTGCAGATTATTCAAAATTAAATGGCTGGGATGTTAAGGCAAATGTTAAAAAGATATATGCTGGGGAATCTAAGGCAATTGATAAAAAGATTGTCATTTCAACATGGCAAAGTATATTCAGAGAGAATGAAAAGTTTTTCGACAACTTTCATGCTGTGATTGGCGATGAATGTCATTTGTTTAAAGCAAAATCTTTATCCATGATAATGGAAAAGATGAAGAATTGCCCAATACGATTCGGTCTTTCTGGAACCCTTGACAATACTAAGGTTCATAAATTTATAATTGAAGGTTTGTTTGGACCACTTTACAAAGTAACAACCACAAAATCTTTGATTGAAAAAGATGTATTAAGCAATATTAATATCAATTGCTTGATATTTAAATACTCTCTTGAAGAATGTAATAAAGTAAAGAGAGTAGATTATCGGGATGAACTTGATTTTATTTTTTCTAGTGAGAAAAGATACAATATGATTCATCAGCTATGCAAATCATTAAAGGGTAATACTCTTGTTTTGTTCAGTCATGTGGAAACACACGGTAAAAAGTTATATGATATGATGAAAGACTTTGATAAAAGGGTTTTCTACATTTCAGGAGAAGTGCCTCTTGACGAAAGAGAATTCATTCGGCAGAAAATAGATACACTTGAAGACAGCATTCTCATAGCATCTTATGGTACATGTTCTACTGGAATTAATATTAAGAATATTCACAATATTGTTTTCTCATCTCCGTCAAAATCAGTAGTCCGTGTGCTTCAGTCTATTGGTAGAGGTTTAAGAAAATCTGATAACAAGACGCATATGACTCTTTATGATCTTGTTGATGATTTGAGATACAAGAAGTACACGAACCACACATTTAATCATTTCATAGAGCGATTAAAGATTTATGAAAATGAAAAATTTCCATTTAAGCTCATAAATCTCAATCAAGATTCATAAATACTAATGGAGGTCATTATGGAAGTAGACTACAAGATCTTTAAGTTGAAAAGTGGTGAAGAAATAATTGGCTTGATCGATAGTCAGGATGATATGACCATTAAAATTAGTAGACCCATGGTTGTGAAATCGGTTCTCATGGTTGACAACTCTGGTTATCCAAAAGAAGTTATGATCATGCGTAATTGGCTTGAATTGACCAACGAGTTGGATGTTCAATTGCCAAAAGATCATATTGCCACTACTCTAAATCCTGCTAAGGAAACTGTTTTTCTATACGAGAAACAAAAAATGCGCGAAGATCAAGAATATCTCTATAAGCAAATGATAGAAGATGTGACTCCTAAGCTTCCAAGTGAGTTGGGATTTTCTGGAATGAATCCGCAAATGATGAATATGATTCAAAAGAAAATGGAAGAAGAACTTTTTGGCAAGACTTCCAAAAAGGAAGAAGAAGATACTTCTACCCCCGAACCTCCAGAAAAGAAACCAAATATGGTTGGAATGTTTTTATTTTTCCCACCAGATATTATTGCAGATCTGATTGATACTGGAGTTTTAGATCCTGAGATGTTTGCTGAACTCGCTGAAGATGATGCGTTGATTCCTGAAATGGAAAGACTCTCAGAAAAAGAACTTAAAGAAATTGATTTGAGTGATTGGCCGGATGATCCAAGCAAACTTCTTCAAGATAACTCTGAAGATATATCTGAGGAAGACTCAGAGGATACTTAAAGTACTCTATAGTATCTAATAAGTATAATTTCCCTTGTCCATCGCGTACACGCTCATTGTAGCAAGGAAAACAATTCTGTCAATACCCCCATTGCTCTTATGTTATTTGGACGTATAATGTAATTATGAAGAAAACTAAACAAAAGAAGAAAAA